TAGATAAAGATAAGGAGGAAGAATGGCAGACATAGCACAAATGACATTAGAAGTAATTGAAGCTATACAACAGAAGAAAACTGTTAGCTTTAAGTATGGTGGGCATGAGCCTATCAGAGTAATCAAACCTCAAGGTTTCTATGGAGACTTTGCAGGTTTTGAAGGCACTGACGAAACCACAGAAGAAAAAGAGTTTAGACGTTTTGGTTTAGAGAAAGTCAGCGAGTGGATGGGTATTGAGCAAACAGTTAAAGTTCACATTGAACCGATTGTATTTACCTTTCATCCTACGTGGTCTGACGTGACCCAAAGGCTACAAGAACTTATAGACTTTGAAGACTTAGAGTATGGAGTAGAAATAGCAGAGAATTAATTATAATTATGGCAGAAGCACACATTGAAAATTTATTTGAAGAAGAAATAGAAAGAATTGATAAGGGATTATCCCCTTCAGTAGATAACTATGAACTACAATATATCGCTAACTATGACCGAGTAAGTTTATATCCATTATTTGATGGGTTGTTACATAAACCATCTGAAAAAGAAATTGATGATTTGTATAGCTATTTACAGTTTAGAAATTTTCCGGTTACAATGGTAAGAAATGACCTTGACTATGTTCATGTCAGACCTTATCCGATAAGAGAAGACAAATGGCATTGGGCAGGTAAAGACTCGAAAGGTAATAATAAATTTAAACATTATACAAATCAAACTTTATTTGAAGTTACTGATTTTCTAGACAGTAATAATATTAATTATATTATTGGTGATGCAAGTGCGACAGTAAATATTTATTCTTACGCAGATAAATTTCAGTATTTTTATACCACTGGAAAGTGGAGTGTTTATAAAAAATCACCTAATTCTTTTCAAAAGAAGTACTATCATTCCAATAGCATTGAAGATTTTTACAATAGATTTTTTTCTAAAACTCTAGAAAAAGAAAAACAAAACTTTAAAAAATTATATGTAAATCCTCGTTATGAGTTTGATAGTAAACGAAATGATTATCCACATCTGCGTTTGTATCTTTATTTATTGTATTTGTTTTCATCTAAACCAACTCCTTTTCTAACAACAGAAAAGTTAGAATGGATACAAGATGAACCCTTATATTTAATTTATAATATGCACCGAAGGAAAAGAAAATGACTGAGTATGATATACACAAGCTCTATGCAGAGCAACAAGAACGTGATAGAATAACTGCTCTCCATGCAAATCATGGAGTCTTGACAGTTCATTTTGGCGATGGTACTATGGAAGTCTGGAAGAAGAACTGGCGAGGTAAACTAAAAAGAAAGGTAAAGAGAAATGAGTTTAAAGGATAGAATAATAGAAGGACTGGATAATCTTTTTGAAGCTAAGATTCAGAGTCACGTAATGAACATTGAAGTATTGCTAAGCAAACCTGTTGGTGTTGCAGAGCATCCCGATATCATGGCTACCATTGAAGGTGAGCTAGATATTATAGCAAGTTATGAAGACAAAAGGAAGTGTTTACATAAATATTTTAACTAGGAGTAGATATGAAACCATCAGATTACGCATTAATAGTTGTTTATTTTCTTGTTCTTGGATTGTTTATATTCAATGCAATCGAAGACTCTAATTATCAAGAAGAACAATTCAAAAAAATAAATAAATTAAATAATGATTTAATTAAAATCTCACAATATGTCCAAAGTAATTCAACAGATTTTGAATATCTTGAAAGGAAGATAGAAGATAATTCACAGGAGATAGCAGAAGTTAGAAGACAATTAAGTGAGACCCAAAATGCTGCAGAATCATTTTACAATATGTTCTTTGATACACAATCACAAAGAATTGCAGAAGAACAAAGTCAAGGTGCTGAGACTAATCCTCCTCATATAACCGAAGGTGTCAACAAACAGACTCTCCCCCCTTCGGAAGTTTCAGCACCACCTCCCGAAAAGATTTCCACTCCAAAGGAAAGAGAGCAAGAGGTAGTAACTGCCCCTATAAAGGATACTCCTGTTCCTAATAAGGTTATTGCTTCTTGCCCTCGACCTACACAGAACTTAGCAAAGTATATTGCTAATATTAATTTGAGAAGAGACTATGCTTTTGTAGCGAGTTATGATGTAGCTGACCGAGAAATAATTAATTTAAGTTTTAATAGAAACATTCCCGGAAAGCTACAAAGAGCTATCGAAAAGTATTTAAATTCTTTTAGCTTGACACATGACAAACAGGACTGTAAGCTACCAATCAAATTACTGCGAGGGTAACTATGGCAACACACGAACTTAATGAAGACCAGTTCCGCTCATGGCAAGAGTTTACATTGATGAATGAAGAAGAACTCTATAAAACTAAATCAGGTTTTATGAATGAGTGGGTAGCGAAAGATAAATTTTTAGTTCACTTTGATGAACAAACAGTTTCAACAGAAGTCTTAGACTTTTTTGAAAAAACACTTGACTTACCGAAAGGTAGCAAGTATAATAAGCAACATTAATTAAAAAGCTATAAGGAGAAAAATATGGCAGTTGCAAATGGCAAAGCGTATTGGGCGAGTGTCACAGTTCCCAATACCACTTTTGAACCAGTCTACACAGTAGACCTAGTAATTAGTGACGAAGATGCTCAAGACTTTCAGGCTAGAGGAATTAAAGTTAAGGACTTTAGTTTGAAAGATGATGATGGTACACCTCAATATATAGGTAAAGCTGTCACCATAAAAAGAAAAGTGAATGGTAAGAACGGAACTCGTTCAGCTCCTAAACTTTTCAATAAATCCAAAGAGCCTATGGACGTAACAGTCGGTAATGGTTCTGAGGTTAGAGTTCAATACAATGAATATCCTTGGGAATACGCAGGGAAATCAGGTATTAGCTTAGACTTTCAGGCTATGCAGGTTCTTGATTTAGTACCCATGAAATCACAGGATGGTGACGAACTCAATCCATTCGGTGATGGGGAGGAGTTTTAAATGGCAGAGGAAACGACAGTCATTGAAGGCTCTGATAAACCCTTCATCACTATAGATGATGTGCAAGTCTTTGTAGAAGATTTACCTGAAGAAGGTCAACAAGTCTTCGGAAGATTGCAACGATTAAACCAAAAGAAAGCTAATGTTGTTCTTGACTTGGAAGAGTTACAGGCAGGTATTAATTTCTTTTCAAGTAGAATCGTAGAAATTTATAGTGCTGATGCACCTGAACAGCCTACGGATTCTGAAAGCACAGAAAAAGAATCTTAGGAAAATTTTAATCGGGCTAGGTCGTCTTTCTGTGCATGAGACACCTAGCCTTTTTTATGCACAACATGAATACTAATCCAAATTTTATTAAAGTACATCAACCCTGTCCTGATTGTGGCAGTAGTGATGCACTTGCTGTTAATGAAGATGGTTCTACAAAATGTTTTTCATGTGGTAAGTTTTCACCAAAGAGTAAGGAGGAAAGTTTTAAACCTATGACTAGAACACCATTACCACCACAGAAAGAAACATTTGACAATGGAATATATGCTCCTTTGTCCGATAGAGGTATCTCAAAAGATACAGCATTAAAGTACGGGGTCAAGGTTATCTACAACGCTCAAGGCGAGATAGCTCAACATAGATATCCGTACCATATAAACAACGAACAAGTGGGTACTAAGGTTCGCTACATAAAGGATAAACACTTTAAGTTTGAGGGAACTATGACAGGTGCAAGCTTGTTCGGACAACAGCTTTTCAAAGAGGGTGGGAAGTATCTCACTATCGTTGAAGGTGAATGCGATGCTATGGCGGCTTACGAACTTCTTGGTTCTAAGTGGGCAGTAGTATCCATCAAGAACGGAGCTCAAGGAGCAGTCCGGGACATCAAAGATAACATCGAATACGTTGAAAGCTTTGATAACGTAGTCATTTGTTTTGACAATGACAAACAAGGAAAGGAAGCAGCACGTAAAGTTGCTAGTATCATCAAGCCACGTAAGGCTCGTATCGCTACCATCCCGAATGGTCACAAAGATGCTAACGATATGCTTAGAAAAAACTTACATGGTGAGTTTACTAGAGCTTGGTGGGATGCAAAGGTATATACTCCTAGTGGTATTATCCGAGTGTCCGATAAGAAAAATTCTTTCTTAGAACGTGAAAAGAAAGAGAGTGTACCCTATCCTTGGCATGGACTGAACAAGAAACTTGTTGGGCTCCGACAAGGAGAACTAATGACTTTGACAGGCGGTACGGGTCTAGGTAAGTCATCAGTTACCCGAGAGCTAGAGCATTGGCTGATAAATAAGACCAACGACAACGTGGGCATCATAGCCCTCGAAGAAGATTGGCGAAGAACAGTAGATGGTATATTATCTATTGAAGCTGATGCTCGGCTCTACATTGACCACATCAGAGATAGCTACGAAGAAGGTGACCTTGTAAGTATGTTTGATAAGACCTTTGGTTCTGATAGAGTTTTTATTCATGCTCATTTTGGAACCAATGACATTGAAGACATATTCTCTAAGCTTCGTTATTTGATTGTGGGTTGTGATTGTCGTTGGGTAGTCGTAGACCACCTACACATGCTCGTATCTGCCACAACAGAGGGCGATGAACGTAGAGCAATTGATTCCATAATGACTAGGCTGAGAAGCTTGGTTGAGGAAACAGGTGCAGGTATTATCTTGGTCTCTCACTTACGTAGAGTATCCGGAGATAAGGGTCATGAAAACGGAGTCCATGTTAGCCTCTCCCATCTACGAGGCTCCAATGCGATTGCCCAACTCTCTGATTGTGTGATAGCTTTAGAAAGAAATCAGCAATCAGAAGACGAGCTCGAAGCTCGCACAACAAGGCTCCGTATTCTTAAATCAAGATACACAGGTGATGTTGGTTTAGCCACAGCTTTAGTGTATGATAAAGATACGGGTAGATTATCTGAGTACGAAGACACCGAACTTCTCAACAGCGATTTGGCTGACGAGGATGTTCCCTTTTAATTATGGAATTAGTATTTGACATAGAAGCAGATTCGTTGACTCCAACGGAGATACATTGTATTGCTGCTGTGGATGAAAACGATAAACAATATACCTTCGATATAATCGATGGTAACATTGAAGAAGGTATAGAGTTTTTATCCCGGGCAAATAAACTCATTGGTCATAACATCATTGGGTTTGATATGCCGGCTATTCAAAAACTACATGGAGTTAATCTTTGGCATAAAGATAAAGTTATTGATACCCTAGTCCTCTCTAGACTTTTAAA